GGGCGAGTACCAGGGAGGGACATGCGTCGGCTACACCTTCTTCCGGGGGGACAATGCAAAATACTTCGACCGATGGCGGCAGGGATGGCTGCTCTATGGAAAGTAACGGACCTACAGTTCCTGGAAGCTGCGGCGTTCCGCACCGGGATACCGGGAACCCAGGCCCACCCCGGTGGATTGACCATAGTATAGGCGCACCGGGTGCGGGGTGTCAAGGAGGCCGTCATTGACCGGGCCGTTCCAAATAGACGTCGGGATCGATGACCGGGACGCGGAGGCGCTGCTCGCGAGGCTGGCGCGACGCGCCCGGAACACGAAGGCCGCCATGAGCGACGTGGGCGAGCTGGTGAGGAACTCGGTCGTCCGCAACTTCGAGGAAGGGGGCAGACCGGCCTCCTGGAAACCCCTTGCGGCATCGACCGTCCTCGGGCGCATCAGCCGGAAGGACTTCACCAGAAGCGGACGCCTCCGGGCGCAGGCCGGCAGGCGGCTGCGGGGCGGTACGCCGCTTTCGGACTCCGGGACCCTGCGGAACTCGGTCTCCGTCAGGGCCACGAACGAGAAGGCCGAGATCGGCCCGAAGGGGAGCATCCCCTATGCCGCCATCCACCAGCTCGGCGGCACCGCGGGCCGGGGAAGGCAGGTGGAGATCCCGGCCAGGCCGTACCTGCTCGTGCAGGACCGCGACTGGCCGGACATACGGAAGGTGCTGGTGAGGCACCTGATGGAGGGACCATGACAGACGCACTCGTCATCATATGCAAGGAGGTAGCTGGTGAGGCGCCGGCTGAGATCCAGGTCATCCCTTACGGGGTGATGATCGAGACGCCGAAGGGTCCGTTCACCATGGACGCGGAGGCGGCCCGGCTGGTGACGGCCGAGTACGCCGCCCACAAGAGCGACATGGTGATCGACTACGAGCACCAGACCTTCGCCGACCCTCCGGTGCGGGCTCCGGCAGCCGGGTGGATCACGGCGCTTATCGATAAGGGCAAAGACGGCATATGGGCGGTGACGGAATGGACCGACAGGGCCAGAGAGTACGTGGCGAACAGGGAGTACCGGTACGTCTCCCCCGTATTCATGATACGGAAAACCGATCACCGGGTGATCAGGCTCGTGAACGTGGCCCTCACCAACCAGCCGAATATCGACGGCATGGAGCCGCTTCTCAACAAGGCGGCCTTCAATGCGGACAAACCAGAGGAGGACGTAATGGATAAGGAATTGCTCACGGCTCTCGGCCTCGCCGACGGCGCGACCACGCAGGACGCGATCGCGGCGATCAACAAACTGAAAGGACCTCCCCCCACGGTGGTGGCGAACAAGACCGTCCTCGGCGCTTTGGGCCTTCCCGACGGCGCGACGGAGGCGGAGGTGACGGGCACCATCATGGCGATGAAGCAGGGGAGCACCCAGGTGACGGAGCTTTCCGCCACGGTGAACGCGCTCTCCGGCAAGCTCGCCGCCAGGGACGCGGCCGATCTGGTCGCCCTGGCCATGAAGGAGGGCAAGATCACCCCGGCGCAGAAGGAGTGGGCCGACGCATACGCGGCCGCGGACGCCGAAGGGTTCAAGGTCTTCGTGGCGAAGGCCCCGGTGGTCTTCGTGCAGGGCAGGATCGCAGACGAACAGAAGAAGGACGAGGCCGGCCTCGACGACGCCCAGGCCATGATCAACAAGATGTGCGGCGTCGACGACGAGACGTACAAGAAGTTCGGGCCGAAGGAGCAGTAAGCGGCACAAAAACGAATGGAGGCGAACATGGCGTTAACAGCGGACAAGAAGACGGAGTACAAGGAAGGGGTGGAGATACCGCAGCCGGTGGCCGGAGGGTCCCGGATATTCGCGGGGGCGCTTACGTGCACGAACGCGGCGGGGTACCTCGTGCCGGCGTCCGACGCGGCGGGGCTGATCTTCCAGGGCATCGCGCGGCAGCACGTTGACAACACAGGCGGCAACAACGGGGACGAGACGTGCCTGGTCAGGCGCAAGCCGACGCTCGCGAGGATGACGCTCGGCCACGCGATCACCAGGGCGAACATCGGGGACAACGTGTTCGTCGTCGACGACGAGACGGTCGATCTGGTCTCCAACGTGACGTACGGGATACTCGCGGGGACCATCGCGGAGTACATCGACGCGACCGGGGCGTGGGTCGACATCGAGCCCGCCATACTCCAGGCCGACGTCGCGACCCACATCTCGGACACCTCCAGCGCCCACGGCGCCTCGGCGATCTCCCTGGCGGACGCGGGGGACCACTTCTCCGCGGACGAGGCCAACGTCGAGGCGGCGCTTTCGAAACTCGCGAAGACCGTCACGATCACCATCCCCCGGTTTACCGGGTGGACCAAGGACGGGGCGGCCCATGCCATCGGCGCGCCGGCGCTGGAGCTGCCGGTCCCGGTACGGGTGAAGCGGGCCTACGCCGGCCTCGGCACGGCGCCGGGGGCGGACAAGACGCTCGCCCTCGCGCTCAACGCGGAATCGCTGCTGTCGATCGCGGGCACGGACACCCAGGGAGAGGCCGAGGCCCTGGACATCGCCGTCGCCGCGGATACGGACATCGCCATCACCGCCGCCGAGACGGCCGCCGGATCGGGCGCCGCCTGCGACGTCATCCTGGTCGCCCAGGTGGACGACGGCGAGTAGCGAAGGCCACGAACAGTACAACCAAGGAGAGACGACCATGATAGTGAATCAGGCAAATCTGGCGGGGATATACAGGACGTTCAGCACCATTTTCAACCAGGCGTTCGGCGTGGCCGAGAGCATGGTGGACCTCATCGCGATGCGCGTGCCGTCCACCGGCAGGAGCATGCGGGAGTGGGTCGGGGACCGCGTCGTGAAGGACCTGTCGGGCTTCCATTACGAACTCGTCAACAAGCCCTACGAGTCCACGATAGAGGTGGACCGTGACGACATCGACGACGACCAGGTCGGCGTCTACACGCCGATGGTCCAGGGACTCGCCCGGGCGGCGAAGGTCCACCCGGACCTCCTGGCGTTCGCCCTCCTCGCCGTGGGCTTCTCGACCGTCTGCTACGACGGGCAGTACTTCTTCGACACCGACCATCCCCTGGCGGGAGGGTCGTACTCCAACAGCGGCGGCGGCTCGGGCAACCCGTGGTTTCTCATGGACCTCTCGCAGCCTTTGAAGCCGGTCATACTCCAGACGCGGAAGGCGCCCCAGTTCGTCGCGATGGACCGGCCTGACGACGAGCAGGCCTTCATGCGCAAGAAGTACCGCTACGGCGTCGACGACCGCAAGAACGTGGGCCTCGGGCTCTGGCAGCTCGCCTACGGCTCGCGGGACACCCTGAGCGAGGAGCACTACCTCGCGGGCAGGTCGGCGCTCATGGGGGTGACGAACGACGAAGGGGTGAAGCTCGGGCTCAGGACCACGCACCTTATCGTCGGCGCGACCAACGAGAGCGCGGGCAAGAATATCGTCGAGAAGCAGAACAAGACGGGCGGCGAATCGAACATCTGGTACGACACGGCGAAGCTCGTCGTCTGCCCGTGGCTCGTGTAAACAACAAGGAGGGTATCCGATGAAGATCAGGGTCAGGTCGATGAAAGACGGGTTTCGACGGGCGGGAATGGGCTTTTCCAGGACCCCCCGGGAGATCGACGTGGACAAGAGGACGTTCGACGTCCTTAAAGGAGAGCCGATGCTCGTCGTGGAGGCGGTGCCGGAGGCCGGGGAGGAGAAGAAGGCTGCCACGGAGGAGAAGAAGACGGGTGACGGTACCGCGGGCGGCGCTCAAGACGCGCGGCCCGCGGAAGAAGCGAGGCGGAAGAAGGAGACCGCAAGGACGGAGGCGACCACATGAAGACAAAGACCGGGATAATAGCGCGATTTTTTTCGATAGCGGCGGTCCTGGCGGTACTGCTCGCCGCTGTGCTCTGTAGCGTTCCTTACGAGCGGGCCGGAACGATCACGGAGAAAGGCGTCTTCCACCTCATTCACCGCGCGGCCGACGGGGCCGTCCTCTGGGAGGGCGATGTCGAGAACTCGCTGGCCGACGGCGGTGAGTCGACGTTCCTGGACTGTACGCTCCGGGCGACGAACTGCCCGACGACGTACTATTTGAGGCTATTCAACGACACGCCGGTGGAGACCGATACACTTTCGGACCTCACGGGCGAGCCGTCCGGGAATGGATATGTTGCCAAGGAGCTTACCAGAAATTCTACCGGGTGGCCTACCCTTGCCCTCGATTCGGGCGACTACCAGGCGACCTCGGCGACGGTGACGTTCGAGGCATCGGGGGGAAGCTGGGGGCCGGTCACCTACCTGGTGTTCGCGACCAGCTCGGATAACACGGGCGTGCTCATGAACTACGGGGCGCTCTCCACGAGCAGGACCCTCGCGGACGGCGAGACCCTCCAGATGACCTACAAGCTGAAGCTTCAGTAAGGGGTGATGATTGGCGACACGGTGGTTCATCTGCCCATACAAGCTCAGGGACCGGACGTTCATGGGCCGCCCGGCGCGGTACTGCGCCATGGACGACTACACGGCGCGGATCGAGAAGGATAACGGCAAATGGGCGGAGAGCGAGGTCCTCGGGCAATACGCCATCGTCAAGGTCCGGGCGGAGGAAGAGACCCTCGAAAGCATTGCCGGGGAAGAGACATTCGTGTCCATCGCCGTATCCGGCCTGGACGATCCGATGTCGTCGCTCGATGATGAGGAACTGACGGCGATCCGGGCGGCCGTCCTTACCATGGGGTACACGGAGGACGAGATCGCCTCGTCGCTCGGGGAGATGGCAAAGTGCACGCTCGGCGAGGTCCTGGCGTTCTGCGCGAGCCGCCGGGCGGTGCTGGCCTATGACGGCCCGAGTGAGAAGATGGTGTCGACCGGTGAATACAAGGAATGCCGGTCGATATCGAATGTAGATAAGGCGGTGACCGCCGATAGCGCCTCATCCATCACGGAAGAAAAAGCGGTGACCGGGGCAACGGTGACAGGGTAATGGCATTTCCAAGCACCCCGATTCTTGACGACTTTAACCGCTCGAACGAGGGGCCGCCGCCCTCGTCGAACTGGACTTCGATCTACAATGGTCATGTCGTTGCTTCCAACCACATCAGAGGCTATGTATATAACGATAACAACGTGTCGATGTGGAATGCCTCGACATTCGGCCCGAACATAGAGGCATATGCCGCCAGAAAAAACGAGTATACGAGTCTCGGGGTAATAGGGCGTCTCGACGCCAGTTCAAATGGATATTGGGCGGATTTTTCCGAGTGGAGTGGCTACATAACCATTTGGCGGCTTGACGGCGGGTACGCCACGCAGTGAGGGAGCGGCAGCTCCTGGACACCGAACAGTTCCTACGGGGATGTCCTCGGTATGTCCATAGAGGGCAGCACCATTACCGTCTATCAGGATGGGGTGGCGCTCGGAAGCAGGACCGATTCTACCTACACGTCGGCAGGATATCTCGGTTATTCGTCTTACAGCAATACGAACGAGCGGGACGGAGACGACTTCGGCGGGGGCACCATGGTATCGGGGCCGACCTACACGGAGGACATCACCG